AATCATGCCGCCTGCCCCGCTTGCCACCGGTCCTAGCAGCCCGAGAGCGCCCCGAAGCAATCCCGCTCCCTTCGCTGCGCGTGGGAATACGTCTGCCATGCTGCCGAGAGCGCGGTACTTCTTCCACCAACCCCAGACGGTGCTGAGCGGGCTCAAGAGCGACCCGAACGCGAACTGCAATGCACCGACGCCGATCCGAGCAACAGCAAGCCCGGCGACCAGCGACAGAAGCGTGCTTGCAACTTTGGGGTTCGTCTCCGCCCAGGCGCTTACGCGCGAGAGCAGGGTGTTGAGCATGCCCAGGAAGCGGGTGCCGGCGGGGAGCAGGGTTGTGCCGAGCAGGATCGCCGTGCCCGAGAGTTGCCCTTTGAACGCTGACCAGGCCACCGTGGCGTCGCGGGCCTGGCGCTGGGCGAAAGCACGATCGACGGTTCCGTCCGCCTTACCGATCTGCGCACGAATGCGCCGGTAGTCCTGCATGTTCAGGATCAATGCCCGGACAGCACTTGACGCTTGCGCGTCCTCGAAGATGAAGCCGAGCTTCTCGAGGTTACCGCCTGTCGCGCGCTGGGTGATCTCGGCGATAGCCTCTAGCGGCGTGCGTCCCTTGCGATACGCCTGCTTGAGTGCGTTCGGCAGATCGACACCGAAGTTCTTCTTGAACTTTCCGATCGTCTCGGGGCTGTTGATCTTCTGCAGCAGGTTCTTGACGTTGTTCGCAGCGTCGTCGGCGGTGCCGGAACCGCGGCGGGCGATCTGCAGTGCCGCCGTGAGATCCGCAATCGCGGGCGCCCCCTGCTGCTTGAGGGCCTGCATCTGCGTGGTCAGCTCGGGAAACCACTTAGCCATGTCGCGCAACTCGAACGCACCGGCATTTCCACCCGCGGCCATGATGTCGAAGGCTCGGCCTACCTGGGACAGCGGAAGCTTCAGATTGTTGATGTTCGCGTAAGCCGAGGCGGCCGCGTCTGCCAGTTCGACCTTGAAAGCGGTGCCCACCCGGCCGATCGGCTTCGTGAGCTTCACCGCTTGCCGTGGATCCATGCCGAGGCCGGATAGCACGTCAACGGATGCGCGCATGTTGTCGGGTAGCTGATGGCTCGCACGTGCGGCGGCCATGATGTTCGCGGCCATTCTGGCCGTCGCCGCGTCACTCAGCTCAGCCTTCTGCTGGATGTCCACCATGCCCGAGCTGAAATCCATCGCCTGACCGCCGGCGGCGATGAACGGGGTCAGCAGACCGGCACCGGCCAGCATATTCTGCTGACCGGTGGAACGGTACATTTCGGCGCGCGCTTGCATGCGGGCCACGCGATTTTCGATGGCGATCATGCGCGAGCGGCGTTCGATCGCGCGGCTCGTGCTTTCGATTGCGGCAAGCAGCTCGCGCTCGGCCATGAGCAGACCGCCTTGGATGCTCCCAGAGGACAGGCGCGCGCGCACATCGGCGAGCTGGTTATTAAGCTCGCGGGCTTCCCGCTTCATCTTCCCCAACGAGCTTGTTCCGCTCTCGCCCAGGCCGACAATTTTCTTCAGCGAGCCCGACAGGCGGTCCATGGCCGCGAACTGGATAGTCAGGGCAAGCTTGCGGTTCACGGCTCATTCCTTTGACGTGTTGGCAGCGTTCCAGCGCTCGAGCGCGAGAGCATGCCAATGGCCCAGGTCTTCCATCGAAAGACGCTCAATGTCCGAGAGCGACCAGTGGAAGACGAAGGCTATGTCGGCGATTAGCTCGTCTGCATCTCCAGCTCGGCTACGCCCATGACTCGGGCGAGCATCGCCTGCTCGCTCTTCGACATAAAAAAACCGGATACAGTCCCTGCGATGGCGGAAAGGTCAGACAGGTCGAGCTGCTCCGCTTCTTCAGCCACCAAGGGTGGGATGGTGATGCGCGGGATCAATGCGAGGACTGCATTGACATCGCCTTGCATCAGCGACTGCAGTTGAAGACCACGAAGCTCGCCGGCGTTCGGCTTACGAAGCTTTATCGAGGCGATCGTCTGCTCGCCGCGGGAGATCGGCGTCTCGAGGACAAAATCTTCAAGGTTGGTCATGGAGCGGTTTTCCTTGTGCTGGCGGTTGAGAATGTCTCCGCCGGACCGCGAACCGCCCGAACACGGCCCGGCGAAGTTCGTCAGCCGCCCAGGGCGGCCCGGATCTCGGACCAGCGATCGATGCCGCCGACGCGGAAGATTCCGTTGAGCATGTCGATCTCGAACAGCTCGCGGCCATTGGAGATCATCTTGTAGTAGCTGCAGACGGTCTTCACCTTTTCCTCGGTGTCCTCGCCCGGCTTCCATGTGCCAAAGTCCAGTTCGGAGTGACGGCCGCGCATCACTGCCTCGACGGTCGACACGGATCCGTTACTCTCGTCCTGGAAGGCGCCGATCGCGCGCAGCAGCAGGCCGTCATGTTGCATGAGCCCGGCTTGGGTCACCACCAGGTCATCGTGCCCGCCTAGCGTCCACTCGAACTCGGGCGTCTCGATGCCGTGGAAGATCGGCATGGGGCCGAGCATACCGCCAGCGCGCCAGTCTTCGGTCAGCGCGACGATCTTCGGGATCGTCATCTCGGCAATCACGCCCTGATAGTTGTAGGCCTCGTTGTAGAGGCGGATGTCCTTGAGCTTTTTGGCGAACGGCATGGTGCTGGCCTTTCAGGAGTGCGGGGAGGGCGCGGCTGCGATCAGCCGATCAGGTCCGCGAAGTTCGCGTAATACCGATCCGTGATGCGCTGGTTGAGGGTGAGGCTTTCCAGCGGCGCGACGGCGGTGAAGTCGTAGTCGATCACCAGCTTGCCGGCGGCGAGGTCTGCGGCCGTGTTGAAGGCGGGATCGTACCAGGCGTTGAAGCCGATCAGGCGCTGCTGGCCGACGAGAGCGCGGCCGCGGGCGTTGATGGTCTCGACGATGTCCTTGACCAGCATTGCGGTGAGCGGCTTGTCGATCGCCCACATCAGCCCGCTGGCGATCTCGTCCTTGAGCACCTGAGCGGTCCGTACGGTGCTTTCGAACGCGAACAAGGGTTCGTCGCTGCAGGTGCGATTGCCCCAGAAGCGAAAGCCGTTGTGCCGGATCATGGTGGTGATCCCCGCATCGTTCAGCACGCCGGCATCGTGGTTGTCCGCGGTGATGTCGAACGTGACGTCCGCAGCCAGGCCAGTCACGCCATCGACCGCGATGTTGGACAATGTCTTGTGCCAGCCCACTTCCTGGTCGATCCGGGCGCGCAAGCCGAGCGCGCGCGCGACGGTGTCGACGGCGCCGGCCGCGAAGCCCGGCCAGAGCAGCATCAGCTCGCGCGCGCCGAAGTTCTGCCGATAGGTGAGCGCGAGGGCCCGGGTGCCGCCCTGCGCCATGGCGTAGGCCATGCCGCGCAACTTGCGCGCCGTCAGCGCCAGCTCGGCGGCGACCGGCGCCGTGTCGAGGCCAGGAGCGCCCAGGATGCGCGGACGAACTCCAAGCTGCCCCTCTGCGCCCACCAGCAGGGCAAGCGCGGCTGTGACGACGCTGTCCTGATTCACTGCGTCCACCGCCACGCGGACCAGAACAATGATCGGGCTGCACTGGTCGGAGATCGCCTCGAGCGTCGCCTTGAGGGTGCCGGTGCTGCCCGCCTTGGCAATCGCCGCGCGCACGTCGGTGATGAGCGTGCGTGCTCCCAGTGGGAACGCCTCATCAACGCCGCCCGACAGGCGCGTGGCGGCCATGGGCGCTACCAGGCCGGCACCCGTGCTGGCACCGGTGTTCGCGACCGCAACGAGTGCGGTTGCTGCGGCGTTGGCGGCAATCGCGGTGGCAAGCTGGGCCGCGGTGGTGGTGATCGCGCCGGTCGCGCCGGTCGCGAGGCTGACGGTGATCGCTCCATCCACAACCGTGATGCTGAGCGCGGCGCTGTTGGCGACAGGATTGACCAGAGCCAGGCTGATCCCATTACCGGCTACGCCAACGCGCTTTGCGGTGAAAGTCTGGGCATTATTGGTCGCGATGGTGCCAGTGGTCAGCTTGGCCTTGATCTCGCCTTGCGCGTCCGGCGCCGTGGCGATCAGGCCGATTACCGAAGTGGAGACCGCATTGATCGCGCGGGTGCCGGTGGTGAGTTCGTTGACCTTGATGCCGTGCATGGCTGGTGCTCCTGGGAAGGTTACGCGAGCGCCGACGGTGCGCCGCCGGTGCTGAGTGGGATGGACAAGGTGACGCGGCTTTTCGGCGCCGGCAGATCGGTACGGTCAGCTTCGATCGTGATCACGGCGCTGCCGAGCGAGGCTTCGCTGCCTTGCAGACCGACCCTGCGCAGGCGCAGCCGCGGCTCCCATCTGCGAAGGGCCATGGCGGTGGCGGCAAAGGCGAGGAGCCGGGTCGCACCGTTGAGAGGCTGATCGACCAGCTCGAAGAGCAGCGATCCATAGTCGCGCAGCATGACGCGCTGGCCGATCGGCGTAGTCAGAATGTCGCCCACCGATTGCGCGAGGTGCGCGTTGCCGTCGATCGGCTTGCCGGTGGTGCGATCCATGCCGCGCATCAGCTCGGTGCCTGCGTCTCGGCGCCGCCGGCCTGCACGCCGCCGTGAGTGTGATTGGCAAGGCTCACGCCGCTGCCGGTCACGTCGCCTTCAGCTTCGATCTCGCCTTCGACCTTGAGGTCGCCCTGGATGGTGACACCGCCGTCCGCGATGATCGTCAGCCGCCCGCCCGAAGGCAGGGTGATATCCGCTTCGCCGCTCTCCGGGTCGTAGCCCATCTCGGCGCCGTCTTCGTAGCGGATGAACTCGCGCGAGCCGTTGCCGGGCGCGGGGAAGGCGGTTGAGTAGATGCCCGGAATTGCAATGCCCTGGGCGATGTCGCCGCCTGGGCACGCCAACAGCACGGCTTCGCCTTCGCTGGGTGCGCTCCACACGATGGTTTCGCCCGCCCGGGCGCAGAGCCAGGGGATATTGCCGGTCTCCACTTCGCCGCCTTCGTCGTCCGGATCACCGATCGCGACGACACAGGTCGACGTGCCGCGGTTGACGGAAACGATGCGTCCTTCGCGCAGGATCTGCGCTGGATCGCCAACGATGTCGGGTTGATCGGTCATGCACCCGTCATGGCTGATCATGGCGCTATTACGAGGGTGCGGCGCCGTTGCCGTGATCGTTACGGCGCCCGCTTCCGCGCCGCGATCAGCGGCTAAGCTGCTGGCGATGCAGCGGGGCTGTCGCCGCGCTCGAGTAGTGCTGCCACGTCAGGATTGGCCAGCAAGAACGTCTGCAGCTTGGCGAGAGGCGAGGTGTCCTCGTCCGGTCCGGCGGGGCGCTCGATCAACTCCCATTGTTCGGCGCGCCAGAGTGGCCAAAGCCCTTCGGGGATCTCGGCCGGAGGCGTGGCGAAGGTGCAATACGCCGGCAGCAGGAACACGCCTTCCTCGAGCGGGCTTTCGTCAGCCTCCGTTGTTCCGACCAGCAGGCCGGCGTAGTCGTACTGATAAGCGGTCTTCGTCGCCATGAGTGCCCCTTAGAACTTGATGCACGCCAGCAGCGCGACGTTGCGCGGACGCGCCTCGGGACCGCCATCGTCGTTGATGTTCAGCGAGTGAGAGTGCGAGCCCGCGCTGTCGATTGTGACGGTGTGCGTGTGGCTGCCGAGCGTGGCTAC